TGCTCTGCCACTTACTGCAATACGAGTTAAGTGATCTTGAAGCAAACAGACCACAGCTTTTTGGGCATGTTCTTGAAAACTTTGTGGCAACAGAACTTCTCAAACTTATCACGTTCCGTGATGATAAGATGGATTTGTTCCATTTTAGAACCAGCGATGACAAAGAGGTTGATTTTGTTTTAGAAAAACCTAATGGGCAATTAACCGCTGTTGAAGTGAAGAAAAGCGATAACGTTTCAAAATCAGATTTCAAGGGATTAGAAGAGTTGCAACGCATTACAGGTGATGATTTTGTTTGCGGCATTGTTCTTTATCGCGGTAAAGATGTCGTACCATTTGGTCAGAACCTGTGGGCTGTACCCATCAGTAATTTGTGGAGGTAATAATGAACTACGACTTACTGATTGATTTGCACAAAGGTAACAAACGTCAAGGACCGGGTGGCGATGAGCAAACCAAGCAGGCAATGCAGCTGGCAGGTTTGATGAATAGCTCTCAGGCACTTCAAATAGCCGATATCGGCTGTGGCACAGGAGCTTCAACACTTGTCTTAGCCAAAAACCTGAACGCCACTATTACGGCGGTTGATCTGTTTCAGGATTTTCTTGATGTCTTGAGTGAGGAAGCAGGCAAACGTGGCGTTGCGGATAAGATCAAAACGCTGGCCGTTTCAATGGAAGAACTTCCCTTTGAAAAAGCAATCCTTGATGTTATCTGGGCTGAAGGCGCTATTTATAATATGGGCTTTGCCAAAGGCGTAGAGTATTTCAAGCGCTTCCTAAAGCCCGGCGGCATATTGGCAGCGTCTGAAATCACATGGCTGACCAACGAACGCCCGACAGAAATCCAGCGCCATTGGAATGCCGAGTATCCTGAGATTGCAACAGCATCTGACAAAATAAAGATTTTGGAAGAACAAGGCTTCGTTCTTAAAGGCTATTTCCCATTGCCTGAATCCAACTGGACCCAGAACTACTACACGCCTTTGGAAAGCACGTTTGACGGCTTTGTTGCAAAGCATGACTCTGACGATGCTCGAGCCATTGTTGAGGCTGAAAAGGCAGAGATTGCGCTTTATAAAAAGCATCAGAATTACTACAGCTACGGCTTTTATATCGCCCAGAAGATTTGGTGATGCGGTGAATATCGCACTTAATCACCGCATATTTTGCGGCGATTATTCTTTTCATTGACGCATCTCTAAAATATCTATATATCTAGTTATATGGATAAATTAAATGTTATAAGTGCGTTAGATGCTCTGGCTCAGGAAAGCCGTTTGGATATTTTCCGCTTGCTGGTGGAAAAAGGTCCAGATGGCATCATGATGGGCGCTATTGGAGAAAAACTTGGGTTACCGCACGCAACACTGTCATTTCATTTGGATAAACTGCGCCAATCAGGGTTGATCGAAAGCGAGAAGCAAGGTCGAGCAACCATCTATCGTGCAAATTACGATGTCTTGGTCGGGACCATTCAATACCTGACTGATAATTGCTGTAAAGAGAGTGATATGACCTGCCGCATTGAAATTAAAGAAAAAACCTGTTGTTAGAAAGGGAAATCATCATGAAACTATCAGACGTTAAAAAAGCATTGTCCGAATTGTCAGCCGTAAATTTCAAACTGCCGGACGACTCATATGTGCCTCAGCACTTTCATGTGACTGAAGTTGGTCTTGTCACCAAGCATTTTATTGATTGCGGTGGTGTGGAACGTAAAGAAACGGTTGTCAATTTTCAGCTGTGGGAAGCTGGAGACTATGACCACCGCATTGCGCCACAGAAGTTTCTAAGCATTTTGGATATTTCTAAAAAAGTCATTGGTGATGCCGATGATCTAGATATTGAAGTGGAATATCAACAATCCACTATCGGCAAGTTTGGCCTTATGTTTGACGGCACAGATTTTGTTTTGGTGAACAAGCAAACAGACTGCTTGGCCAAAGATGCGTGTGGCATTCCTGAAAAAGCAGATCAGGAACAGGGTTCTTGCTGCTCTCCTAAAACTGGATGTTGCTAAATGAAAAACGTCCTTGTCCTCTGCACTGGTAATTCATGCCGTTCTGTCATGGCCGAAGCGTTAATCAATAGTATTGGCGCAGGACAATATAAAGCCGTAAGTGCCGGTAGCAAGCCCGCAGGTTATGTGCACCCTAAATCCATAGAAACGCTCAAGCGCCATGGAATTGAAGTGGGAAGTCCGCGCAGCAAATCATGGGATGAATTTGAGGGTACAAATTTTGATCTGGTGATTACGGTTTGTGATGCCGCTGCCGCCGAGAGCTGCCCAGTATTTCTGGGTAAGCACGAAAAGTTGCATTGGAGTACGCCTGATCCTGCTGCAGTAACTGGTAACGAAGAAGAAATAAACGCCGCATTTGACGAGGCTTACAACAAACTAAAGGCAAGAATAGAAAGTGAATTACTATGAGTACAGAACCATCTCCTATGGGTATCTTCGAACGCTATCTTTCCGTTTGGGTTGGCTTATGTATCGCCGCTGGGGTTGGACTGGGTTTACTTGTGCCAAGCGCATTCCAAACCATCGCATCCCTTGAATATGCCAGCGTCAATATGGTCGTTGCTGTGTTTATCTGGGTGATGATTTACCCGATGATGGTGAATGTCGATTTTGCCAGCATCAAAGATGTGGGCAAGAAGCCTAAGGGACTGTGCATTACGCTGGTTGTGAACTGGCTGATTAAACCCTTCACTATGGCAGCGCTTGGCATTCTATTCTTCGAATATATCTTTGCCGGGCTAATCGATCCACAAGATGCCAAGGAATATATTGCGGGGATGATCCTGCTTGGTGTTGCACCTTGTACAGCGATGGTGTTTGTATGGAGTCAGCTTGTAAAGGGTGATGCCAATTACACGCTGGTGCAGGTGTCGATCAACGATATCATTATGATTTTTGCCTTTGCGCCTCTAGTGGCTCTATTGTTGGGCGTAACTGATATTATCGTGCCTTGGGAAACGCTACTGCTCTCAGTTGCGCTTTATGTGCTGATCCCATTGATGGCTGGCTATGTGACACGCAAGAAGTTGGATGGTTCAGGCGACCACGAACGCATTGGTAAATTCACCGCGCAGATCAAGCCGTTCTCGATTATGGGGTTATTAGCTACAGTGGTCTTGCTCTTCGGTTTTCAAGCGGAAACGATTATAGACAAGCCACTGGTCATTGCCCTGATCGCTGTACCTTTGCTGATACAAGGATACGGCATTTTCGCCATCGCATATGGATGGGCGTATTTGTGGCGCGTGCCATTCAGCACTGCTGCACCTGCTGCGCTGATCGGAACATCGAATTTCTTTGAGCTTGCTGTTGCAGTGGCCATCAGTCTGTTTGGCCTGAACTCCGGCGCAGCTCTTGCCACAGTCGTAGGCGTGCTGGTTGAAGTGCCTGTGATGTTATCATTGGTCGCTTTTGCTAACAAAACACGAGGCTATTTCGATCTGAAATCATAAAAAATGTTCGCGAACATTTTTGGAGCGGACAGGTCGAACAAAATCGCCTAGTCTAATCAATACAATCGCTGGAGTAGTATCTCAAAGCCACGCAACCATTCACTTTGGGCGTGGCTTTTGCTTTTTCCCTTCCCTGTTATAGCAAAAAGGTACTTCCGGCGATTGAACCCTATGCGGCGGGCTTAGGCGCAGGAGTTTTTTAGCGCCAGAAGATTTTTTGGGTACGCGCCCCCACCGCCAATCATCACAAAACCAGTCAGAGCAACGTGTTCAAGGTACGTACCTGAGTGCGTACTCATGCGTACCTGATTTAAAAAAAGGAATTTGAATTTGTGGATCATCATTCCCTTAACATTTTGTCCTTATGCGCCGGTGTCGGCGGACTCGACCTCGGCATCCGAGTGGCGCAGCCAAATGCTCGAGCAGTCTGTTTTGTCGAGATCGAAGCCTTTGCGTGCGAAATCATGGCAACGCGCATGGAAGACAAAAGTCTGGACGAAGCGCCTGTTTGGACGGATTTGCGATCCTTTGACGGCAAGCCATGGCGTGGCGTTGTGGATTGCATCACTGCAGGATATCCGTGCCAGCCATTCTCGGTTGCCGGAAAACAAAAAGGCAAAGATGATCCGCGTCACCTCTGGCCAGATGTGTACAGGATTGTGCGGGAGATACGCCCACGGCTCTGCTTCTTCGAAAACGTCCCCGGACATTTACGATTGGGGTTTGAACAAGTCCATGATGACCTTCGAGAATTGGGTTACAGCGTTAAGGCAGGCCTGTTCTCAGCGGCGGAAGTCGGTAGCACTCATAAACGCGAACGCCTCTTCATTCTGGCGTACTGTGAAAGCGACCGAGTCAACGGGTGGCTGTCTGAGCTCAGAGAAATTCAAAGAACGGATGGATGCGGGCATGCCCTTGAGCCTGCGGGATCAGGTGAAGCATCTCTGGCCGACAGTCCGTGTTTCTTCTGCGAATGGCCCGTGCCAGAAGGAGATCGAGAACAACAATCCGAAATGCCGTCTGGAAGTATCGGTGGTGAATTGGCCGACACCGACGGCACAAGACTTCAAGAAACGCGGTCCGAACTCATCGCAGAAAGGATTGGCGGAGACGTCGGTCAACTGGGCGACGCCGAATACGTTGGATCATCTGCCTGCCAGATCGCCCGAGGCGATGGACAGACTGATGGGGCCGAATGGCCAGCGTGCGGGCAGATCCCGCCCGAGCAATCTGCGGGAGCAAATTATGTGGCCGACCGTGACGGCGCAGGATTCCAAAAACAATGCGGGGCCGAGCCAGTTTGTCCGGAACACCAAGCCATTGAATGTGGAGGCTGTTTGCCATTCCCACCCGGACCCGAAGGCGATTGGGACGGAGTCCCAGCCGGTCTTAAACCCGCAATTTGTCGAATGGCTGATGGGCTGGCCAATCGGGTGGACAGAATTCGAGCCTGTGGAAACGGTGTCGTACCATTGGTTGCCGCTTATGCGTGGGGCGTTCTTACAACTGCAGCAAATGGAGGAAAATAAAAACCATGACTGATGCAAAATCAAAAGAATTGAAAATCGAGCATATATCGGTTGATGAGCTGATCCCTTATGCCAAAAATGCCCGCACACATTCTGATACGCAAGTGGCGCAGATAGCTGCATCCATGACGGAATTTGGTTTTGTGAATCCTATTCTTCTGGGTGAGGATAATATCATCATCGCTGGGCATGGGCGTTTGATGGCGGCGAAACTGCTGGGTATGAAAAACGTGCCGACCATCCGCCTCAACCATTTGAATGAGGCACAGCGCCGCGCGCTGGTAATTGCGGATAATAAAATCGCTGAGAATGCTGGTTGGGATGAAAATCTGCTGCGTGAAGAATTATCGGCGCTGGAGGATTTGGATTTTAACATAGACCTTCTGGGCTTTAATGCCGAAGAGCTGGATAATCTGTTTTTGGATGAGGACGGCGCATCGGGTGGTTTAACGGATGAAGATGCCGCGCCCGAAGTTCCGGAAAAGCCAGTTAGTGTTGAAGGCGATATTTGGATTTGCGGTGAGCATAAAGTGCTATGCGGTGATTCCACGATGATCGACAGTTACAATACGCTGATGGGTGAAGAACTGGCCGACATGGTTTTTACCGACCCGCCCTATAACGTCAATTACGCCAATTCAATGAAAGACAAAATGCGCGGCAAAGCACGCCCGATCCAAAATGATAATCTTGGCGATGGGTTTGGTGATTTCCTTTATGATGTTTGTACAAACCTTATGATGGTCTGCAAAGGCGCAATGTATGTGTGCATGAGCTCGTCCGAGCTTCACACCCTGCACGGCGCTTTTGTTGGCGCGGGTGGCAAATGGTCAACCTTTATCATCTGGGCGAAAAACACCTTCACGCTGGGGCGTGCGGATTATCAACGCCAGTACGAGCCGATCCTCTATGGCTGGAAAGATGGGCATGAGCATTTCTGGTGCGGGGCAAGAGATCAAAGCGATGTTTGGTTTGTGAACAAACCCGTCAAAAACGATTTGCACCCGACGATGAAACCTGTGGAGCTGGTAGAGCGTGCCATTCATAATTCCAGCAAAACCAAGGATATCGTGCTGGATGCGTTTGGCGGGTCAGGGTCAACCATGATCGCTTGCGAAAAAACAGGCCGCCGCGCAAGGTTGATCGAGCTTGATCCGAAATATGTAGATGTCATCGTCAAACGCTGGGAGGAATTTACAGGGAAGAAAGCAACTCTGGCCAAAAGTGACCAGAGTTTTGAAGTTTTAGCAGAAGAGCGTGCTTCTTAGGCGGTGATAATGCGGTAGCGCCGCACGCCATCAATACGTTCGCTGATAATCTCTGCGCCTGCTTTTTTGAGGATGGAGAGATGCCCGCGCACAGTGTGGGCTTGCCAGCCTGTTTGTTTGGATAGTTCCTCAATCGTTGCGCCTTTCTCGGATGTGAGCAGGTATTCAACCAGTGCTTTTTTGGTGATTTTTGGCGCTGGCTCAGCAGTGGTTTCCGGCGTTGTTTCGACGGCCTCGGCGGGCTTGGCTTCGGCTGTTTTGATTGGTTTTTTGCTTTGTTTTGTCATGGTTTTTCCTTTCTTTTGTGATGTCCATGAACGCTTCAATTCAAACGCTTATCAAGTCAATAATCCTTAAAAAGTGAGAGAATATGGGACTTTCAATCAGGAAATACGCCACATTGCGCGGTGTGACCGAGGGCGCGGTGCGTAAAGCCATCAATTCAGGGCGCATCACGCCGAATGAGGACGGTACAATCGATGTTGAAAGGGCGGATCGTGAATGGAAAGAAAATACCGATGAGGCCAAAATCAATACAGGCCTGCCGGTAATGACAGAGAACATACCCGCCGCAAACGGCAAGCCATCGTTTACCAAAATCAAAACCGCGCATGAGCTTTACAAAGCACAGATAACCCAGCTTTCCCTGCAGGAAAAGAGAGGACAGCTCATCAACAAAGACATGGTGAAAACGCAAGTTTATCGCCTGGGGCAGCAGGTTCGGGATAGCTGGCTGAATTGGCCTGCGCGTGTGTCGGCCTTGATGGCTGCTGATCTGGGGATTGACGAACACGCTCTTCATCAGGCGTTAGAGCGCTATGTGAGGGAGCATTTAAATGACATTGGAGAGGGAAAGCTCAATTTCGATTGAGTATGACGCAGCATTTGTTCAGAACGTCTACCTCAAAAGTTTCACCCCCGAACCGCATTATGATGTTGCCGATTGGGCCGATAAATACCGTCTGTTATCGGGTAAATCTGCGGCAGAACCCGGGGAATGGAAAACATCGCGCACGCCATACCTTAAGGAGGTGATGAACCAGCTTTCCACCAGCTCGCCCGCGCAACGCATTGTGTTCATGAAAGGCGCACAGGTTGGCGGGACGGAAGCCGGTAATAACTGGATCGGCTATATCATCCATATGGCGCCGGGACCGATGATGGCCGTCTCCCCTACGGTGGAGCTGGCCAAGCGTAATTCCAAGCAGCGGATTGAGCCGTTATTGCAGGAAACGCCAGAATTGCGGGAACGTGTGAAGCCTGCCCGTGAGCGTGACAGTGGCAATACAATCCTGAGCAAAGAGTTTGACGGCGGCTTGCTGATTATGACGGGGGCAAATTCGGCGGCGGGTTTGCGCTCCATGCCTGCGCGCTATTTGTTTATGGATGAGATTGATGCGTATCCAGGGGATGTTGGCGGCGAAGGTGATCCGATCCTGCTGGCCGAACGTCGAAGCGCAACATTCCGCCTGCGCCGTAAGATTTTTATGGTGAGTACGCCAACAGTGAAAGGAATATCCCGTGTGCAACGCGAATTTGAAAAAAGCGATCAGCGCTATTTTTTTGTTCCTTGTACATCATGTGGCCATTACCAGCATTTGCGATTTACGCAATTGCGCTGGCCTGAGGGTGATCCTCAAGAAGCGAAGTATGCTTGCGAGTCTTGCGGGCATCTCATGCATAATCATGAGAAAACATTATTGCTTTCCAAAGGTGAATGGCGGGCAACGGCGGAAAGCATTGATGGCACGGTTGGCTATCACCTCTCATCGCTTTACAGCCCTGTGGGTTGGTTTAGCTGGTCGGATGCGGCAACGCTGTTTGAAGAAGCCAAGCGCAATCCCGATCTCATGAAGGGTTTTGTCAATACGGTGCTGGGTGAGCCTTATGAGGAATCATCCGAAGCACCGGAATGGCAGCGCATTTATGAACGCCGTGAAAAATACAGCCAAGGTGTTGTGCCGATGGGTGGTCTATTCCTCACCGCTGGTGTGGATGTTCAAAAAGACCGCCTTGAATGTGAAGTTGTGGCTTGGGGACGCAACAAACAAAACTGGTCGGTGGATTACATCATCATTGATGGGGATACCGCCCGCCAAGACACATGGGCAAGATTATCTGTCGAAGTCTTGGATCGTGATTGGCCTCACGCCTCTGGTCACACTATGCCCATTCGGGTGATGGCGGTGGATTCCGGCTATGCCACGCAGGATGTTTACGCCTTTGTGCGTCAACACCCGCAGGCCGTTTGGGGTGGTTCTGGCGCTCGTGCCAGCCAACCTCGCACCGTGGTGGCGATTAAGGGGCAGGAACGCGATACAGCGCTGATCTTGAGTGTTTCAAAAGCCGATACAGGCGGAAAACGCCGTGGTCTTCGTGTTTGGAACGTCTCTGGCCCCGTCGCAAAAATGGAGCTTTATCGCTGGTTAAAACTGGAATGGCCAACGGATAAAGATTTGGACGATGGTGTGGCGTATCCGCCCGGCAGTTGTCACTTCCCGCAATATGGCGAGGAGTTTTTTAAACAGCTGACGGCAGAGCGTTGCATCACCCGTGTGGTACGAGGCTTTCCGAAGCAGGTTTGGGAGAAAGACCCTACGCGTCAAAACGAAGCCTTGGATTGCCGTGTTTATGCGCGGGCAGCGGCCAGCATTTTTGGGTTGGATCGCATGTCTGATTATAAATGGCGCGCGCTGGAAAAAAGCCTCGGACAAGAGGTCATTATTCCAACCAAAGGCGTAGAAATGCCTGTGCCTGCTTTTGCAACAGCGCCAGAACAACCGAAACAAAAGCCCAGTCAAAAGCCGAGAGTGCCTCAACGGAAGGTGATCAAGGCCGATGATCCGTATTTATAAGGAGTATCTCTTATGACCGACACATTGCTGGAATTGCAAAGCCGATTGGTACAGGCCAAGGAAGCGCGTCATCGCTTGCTGACAGGATCGCAAGAAGTGACCGTCAGCTTGCACGGCTATGGCTCAACCACCTATAGCGCTGCCAATGTTGAGGCGTTGGAGCGATATATTCATGAGCTTGAAGCAGAGATTGCCAAGAAAAGCGGCACTGCCCGCCGTGGCATTATTCGCACCAGTTTTTAAGGATATTCAAATATGGTTCAACTTTTAGACAGCACTGGCAATCCGCTCAAAGTCAGTGATACGGCGCACCGCGCGGCATCTCACCGTGCGCGGGAGCTTTCCAGCTGGCTGCCACCTTTAGGCTCTGCCGATAGTGATTTGCTGGGTGAATTGCCCACACTGGTATCTCGCTCTCGGGATTTAAGCCGTAACCATGGTGTGGCTGCGGGCGCGATGCAAACGCTCACCGATAATGTGGTCGGCACGGGCTTGCGCTTATCGGCAACGCCGGATTATCGCAGCTTAGGCAAAGATAAAACATGGGCAGATGAATGGTCGCGCGGGGTGGAATCCCTCTGGCGTGCTTGGGCGGAAAGTACCGATTGCGATGCCGCCAAAAGCCTGACCTTTGCAGGAATGACATGCCTCGTGTTCCGCTCCAGCATTGTGAACGGCGAAGCGCTGGCGTTACCGTTATGGCTGGAAAACAGAGGCGCAAAATTCGCAACCACCATTCAGCTGGTGGAGGCAGATCGCCTGTGCAATCCAAACGGTAAGCAGGATAGTAAATATCTTCGTGCTGGGATTGAGATTGACGCTTGCGGCGCACCGCGCGCCTACTATATCCGCAAAAGCCATCCCGGTGATGCGTATTTGGGGTTTGGCGTTGATATCAGCGATTGGGAGCGTATCCCTACGGTAACCAGTTTTGGTCGCCGCCGCGTTCTGCATATTCATGATAAGGAACGCACAGGACAGCATCGTGGAAAACCGCTTCTCACCTCCATTATGCCGATGTTTAAAATGTTGGATCATTACGAGCGATCAGAGCTTCAGGCGGCGGTGGTGAATGCCATGATTGCGGCATTTATTGAAACTCCACTGGACGGTGAAAGCATCGGCGAGATGTTTGGCGGGTCAGTTGAGGATTATCTCGCCGCCCGCAATGAATGGGATATCCGTCTGCAGGGTGGATCAATTATTCCGATATTTCCGGGTGATAAGGTCGCGCCATTTACGCCAAGCCGTCCGAATAGCGGCTACGGCCAGTTCGTGGAAAATGTCCTGCGTCATATTGGTGCGGGTCTCAATATCCCGTTTGAATTATTGATGAAGGATTTCTCCAAAACCAATTATTCGAGCGCTCGTGCGGCACTTTTAGAAGCGTGGCGATATTTCTCGGCGCAACGCCAGTGGCTTGCCACTTACTGGGCAAGGCCTGTGTACGAGCTGTGGCTGGAAGAAGCGATTAACAAGGGGCTCATTGAAGCCCCTGATTTTTATGAGAACAAAGCCGCTTGGACACGGTGCAAATGGATCGGCCCTGGTCGTGGCTGGGTTGATCCTGTCAAAGAAGCCAAAGCCGCACATCTTCGGATGCAGATTGGTCTTTCCACGCTGGAAGATGAATGTGCCAGCCAGGGTTTGGATTGGGAAGAAGTCTTGGAACAGCTTGCCCGTGAAAAAGCCAAGATCACGGAACTTGGCCTGACGATCAATGATGTAAACAGCATCTTAAACACCAACACTCAAGAAAAAGAGGATAATGATGAGAATCTGGAACCGCATAACCGGTGATCCGTGGGCGATCACGGAAACAGCCTTGCACACGATTTTAGAAGTGGCCGCGCGTGAGAATGAAGCACCCGAAGCGGTAGCTGCCAAACTCGGTCGGCAATTACAAAACAGCTATAACGCCACCGAGCGTGATGGCGTGGCCATTATTCCTGTGACTGGGCCATTGTTTCGTTACGCCAATATTTTTACAGCGATCAGCGGTGCGTCCAGCTATGAGTTGATTGCGCGTGATTTTATGAGCGCCCTTGAAAACCCGCAGATCAGCTCGATTATTCTGGATATTGATTCCCCGGGTGGTGAAGTGAACGGCGTGTCCGAGCTGGCCAGCATGATCTTTGAAGCACGTGGCACAAAGCCAATCATTGCGTATGCTTCCGGTGATGCGGCATCGGGTGCGTATTGGATCTCCTCTGCCGCCGATGAAATTGTGGTGTCAGAAACATCGGCGCTGGGGTCAATTGGTGTGGTTGGTATTTACCGTGGAAAATCAGCCAAGGAATCCACTGAGACGGTCGAGATTGTTTCCTCGCAATCCCCGCATAAACGCCTTGATCCAACCAGTGATGATGGTCGTGCAAAGTTGCAAACGCGCATTGATGCCATGGCCGATGTGTTTGTCTCGACCATTGCCCGCAACCGATCCGTCACGGCTGATCATGTGCTGGAGCATTATGGCGGTGGTGATGTGATGATTGGCGCACATGCCGTCAATGCCGGTTTGGCAGATCGCATCGGATCACTCGAACGCCTCATCACAGAACTTTCATCCCCAAAAACCCAAAGCCCTCCGCAAGAGGGCTTTTTTAGTTCAACCCAACCGAAAAAGGAGAAAACGCCCATGAACCTTGAACAACTGAAAACCGATCATCCCGATCTGGTTGCATCACTGCATGCAGAAGGATCAGCCAAAGAAAAGCAGCGATTGAAGGATATTTTAAGCTGTGAAGCTGCCGAAGGTCGCCAAAAGCTGGCGCAGGAAATTGCTCTCAATACCGAGATCAATGCCATGGATGCCCAGCATTTGATGAAGAGCGCCCCTAAGGATGAGCCAGAGAAATCGCAATCATCTTCATTTGAGCGCGTGATGTCGTCCATCCCCAATCCTGAAATCGCCCCTGATGGGGATGATCATATCGCCACTGCCGATACGGTTGCCGACCGTATCGCCTCAACCCGCTAACCCCAACAATAAAAAGGAGATCAAAAACCATGACACATGCTTCAGGTTTTACCGATCAGGGTGAATATAAACCCTGTAATTTACTGGCGGGAGAATATCCTCGCATTGAACGCATCATCACCGTTGCTTCTGGCAGTAACTTAACCAAAGGCGCAGTACTGGGGCGCATTACTGCTTCAGGCAAGTTTTTCTTAAGCGCCTCTGGTGCAAGTGATGGCTCAGAAACGCCCGATGCCATTTTGGCCGAAAATATCGATGCAAGCGCCGAGGATAAACAAGCCGTTGTGTATTTCAGCGGGGAGTTTAACGAAAACGCACTCACGCTTGGCACTGGCCACACGGTGGAAAGTATCCGCGCTGGTTTACGTTCCAAAAGCATCTTCCTTCGCTCAAACCAATCTTAACCCATAAGGAGAACACCCCATGTCTGTAGATATTTTTAGCACCCATGTTCTGACCAAGGTGGTCGAACGGCTGGATCGTCCAAGCTCATTTTTGCTGGACGTATTTTTTGGCCAGGAACAAACCGAAGATTCTGAGGAAATCCACTTCGATATCGATAAATCAAAACCACGCTTAACACCATTTGTGTCACCATTGGTGGCGGGTAAAGTCGTAGATGATGAAGGCTATATCACCAAGAGCTTTAAACCAGCTTACGCCAAAGACAAACGTCGTTTTGATCCAAGCCGTCCGCTTAAACGCTCGATTGGTGAAAAGATCGGCGGGACATTAACGCCGCAACAACGCCTTGAAGCCAATCTCAATCGTACGCTGACCAAGCAGCTTGAAAATCTCACCCGCCGTGAAGAAGTGATGGCCGCAGAGGCATTGCGAACTGGTAAAATCACTGTCGCCGGTGAGGATTACCCAACTGTGGTGGTTGATTTCCAGCGTGATCCAGAACTCACCGTGGCACTGGCTGGCTCATCCCGCTGGGGTGAAACAGGCGTGAATGCGCTCAATAACCTTGAAGACTGGGTTGCCAAGGTGCAGGAGAAATCAGGCGCAGTTGCCCGTACGGTTGTCATGGACGCGCTGGCATGGCGTGTGTTTAAGGCTGATGCCTCCGTTGAAAAATTGCTTGATATTCGTCGCCTGCGTGACAATGCCGGCATTAATCTGGGGCCGATTGCGTTTGGTCAGGGCAATGAGCTTGCCCGCTATGTCGGATCAATCGGTGATCTGGATTTCTGGGTCTATAATGACCGTTATGTCGATGAAAGAGATCAGGTGCAAAAACTGCTTCCTGATTACACCGTTCTAATCGGCAGTACGTCCCAGCTTGAAGGCACACGCTGTTACGGCGTCATCCAAGATGAAAAAGCGGCGTATCGGGCGCAGCGATTCTTCTCAAAATCATGGCTTGAGGAAGACCCGGCTGTGCGCTGGTTGCTGTTGCAATCTGCGCCACTGCTTGTGCCGTACCGCCCTAACGCATCATTTTGTGCAACCGTGCGCTAAGGGAGGATTGAATTATGAAGATAACAGCAATCATTACCCTGCATGTGGATGGCAAAACCATTCTGCCCGGCAAATCGGTTGATATTTCTTATGAGGAGGCAAAGTCACTTATTGAACGCGGCTTTGCCAAATCGGCGGATGCATCGGCTGTGACAGAGCAAAAACCAGCCCAGATCCAGCAACCCGAACCCGCCATTGATGATGTGATCGATGCGATTGAAATCCTCAATCCTGAAACCGACTTTGCCAAAAACGGCAAACCAAAGGTGGAAGCGATAGAGGCTGTTCTTGGTCAAAACATCTCCGCCGAAACACGGGATAAGGCGTGGGAGCTTTATCAAAAAGAGTTGGAGGTTGATGAGGCATCGGGCGATGACGTTCAGGAATAGTGCCATAAAATCGGTGGACGTGCTGTTTAATCGTTTCGGCAAAACGGCACGTCTCATCTTTGCGGATGCAACGGAAATTGATGCGCTGGTGATTCATCGCCTGCCTGACAAAATCACGGATGTGTTTGATGCTCGGGTGCATTCGGAAACAGATATGTTTGAGGTGCGCCTTAGCGAAATCCCAAATGCAAAAACGCTTCAATCCATTGTTTTGGATAGCAAGCGTTACACCATGCAAGGCGAACCCGTCAAAGATCAGCATAATCTTATTGTAAAGGTGGATGCCTATGCGGTTGAAAGCGGCGATTGAGGGTGACCTTAAACAATATATGAAGGAAGAATATCAAACGGCAGAACGTGCCGTGACGCTCGGCATTCGTGAAGCTACAAATGGTTTGAAAACGTCCATGCGCCGTCAGGTGCATTCCTTAGGTTTAGGACAGCGAATGGCCAATACATGGCGGGGTGATATTTATCCGCGTGGTCAGAACTCTATTCGGGCGGCAGGTCTGGTTTATACCAAAGCCAGCAAGATCATGGCTGGTTTTGATGAAGGCACGGTTATTAAATCAAAAGATGGCTGGTGGTTGGCAATCCCAACGCCAAATGCGCCAAAGCGAGGTATGGGCAGTAAGCGGATTAATCCCTCCAACTTCCCCGAACATCGCTATGGCAAGCTTCGCTTTGTGTATCGACGCAATGGCCCATCATTGCTGGTGGTCGAAAATGTCCAAGCCTCTTACAGCCGTAAAACAGGCGATATGCGTGGCTTTCGTAAAGCCAGCCAGAGAAACCTGAAAACAGGCCGTAATCTCTCAACCGCTGTGATGTTCTGGCTTGTGCCGCAAGTAAAACTACCAAAGCTGATCCGTTTCGATGAAGAAGCCAAGCGCTGGTATGACAAACTACCACGGCTGATCTTGAAAAACTGGCCAGATGATTAGGATAAACAAACATGACATCAAAACGAGAACAGGCCTTAGCGGGCCTTTTTTTATGCCTGCAAAATGAGATGAGCGGCGTTGCGGTTTTAAGAAATGAACCATTACCGACCAAAATCCCTGCATCGGGATTGCTCATTTTACGTGACGGCGATGCAGGAGAGCCAGAGATCACACTCTCCCCGACACGGTATCACTATGCCCATGTCGCAGAAATTGAGGTGTTGGTGCAAAAACCAAAGCCTGATGAGCGCGACACGGCATTAGATGCATTGCTGGTGGCGCTGGGTGATACGCTTGGCACTGACACCACTCTCTCAGGTACGGTGGATTACATGTCCATCGGCTCACCTGAATTTTTAACCGAAACCGTGGACGGTGCGCCCGCCATTAAGGCGGCAGTCGTGCCGATCACACTTGAATATACAACGCTTAACCCACTTCAATAAAGGAGGACTAAAATATGTCACGCGCTTACGGGTGGAATGCCCGCATGTTACTTGGTTTTGAAACCACCTATGGTACGCCCCCGAATGCGGGGGCTTTTCATGTCATACCCTTTGTGTCCTCCGATTTGGACTCCGCACAAGGGTTGATTGAATCCAATGTTCTGGGGCTTGGTCGTGATCCGACCGCGCCTTTTCAGGATGTGATCAATGTGGATGGCGATGTTGTTGTGCCGGTTGATCTTCGCAATATCGGCCTATGGCTCAAAGCCATGTTTGGTGCACCAACCACCACAGGTGATGATCCTTATACCCATGAATTTAAATCTGGTGCAATCACTCTGCCCAGCATTGCGGTGGAAGTTGGTTTGCCTGAAATTCCTGACTTCCCGCTCTTCACAGGCGTGCGTGCCAACAGCATGGCGTTTAATTTTGCCCGATCTGGTGAGGCGCAAATTACCGTTGGCTTGATTGGTCAGGGTGAAACACCGCAAACGGTCACGCGTGATGCGGGCGCAAGCCAAGCAGATTACACACGCTTTTCGCAATTCCAAGGCTCGGTCAAACAAGGCGGTCAGGCGCTGGGGAATGTCACCTCAGCGGCACTTACCTATAGCAACAATCTGGAGCGTATCGAAACCATCCGCGATGACGGCAAGATCGATGGCGTTGATCCAGGCGTTGCGTCCTTAAGCGGGAATATCACTGTGCGCTATGCCGACACTGCATTGATGGATGCGGCGCGTGCTGGAACGCCGATTGATTTGGAATTGTCTTATATCATCGATGCAAATCGCCAGCTGGTGATTGAATGTCATGAGGTTTATTTGCCAAAGCCAAAACGATCCATCTCGGGGCCGAATGGCATTGAAGCCTCTTACGACTATCAAGGCGCAAAAGATGCCGTACTGGGCAACATGGTCACAATCACGCTTATCAACGATGTGGAGAATTATTAATGTTAAAACTCAATATTCAAACAGAAGCCTATTGGCTTGAACTTGGTCTGGGCGTGAAGGTTAAAGTGCGCCCATGCACCAGCCCGATTTTCTATGCCGCGCGCGCCTTTATGAACAAGCGCCTGACGGAGCTAGGCGCAGAATACCGCAAGCGTAAAGAAATCGGTGCGTCGGTGGACGATCTTCCCGATGTTGAAAATCCTGAAATTCGTGAAGCGCTGGCCGAAGAATATCTGGCACGCGGTCTTGCGCGCGCGGCTATTGTTGATTGGGAGGGTATTTTGGAATCTGACGGCGATGAAAAAGCACCCGTCACCCCTGAAAAGATTGATGAGCTCATGACAGGGTTTTGGTCAATCGCTGCCAGTTTTTCTCAGCAATATACAGGCGTACGGGAGTTAATCGAAGCTGAAAAAAAAGACTTGAGCGCCGCGCCGAATGGCACTTCGGAGACGGCGCAGGATATTGCGGGAACTGCGCCAAAACCTGCGAAGACTGTCCGTTCGAAGAAAACAGCCCGCAAAGCCTAGAGGGCTTTCAAGCATGGGATATTACCGTTCGCATATCCCCTCAAATCAGAAACAGTTTTCCTCTATCCGAAGCCTTAAGCCTCGCATCAGCGCTGGGTTACGACATGGCCGCGATGGGAGAGCTGTTGCCCGCACTATCAACCGGTATCACCAAAGCCTTGATGGCTTATAAGGAATAAATAAACCGCCATGCGTTCACAAAAAAACATGTCTATCCGTCTTGCTGTGGTGGACGGGAAAAAAGTTGAGGATACCTTTTTTCGTATCGGGCGCACGGGCGAGCAGGCTTTTGAGCGCATTGAGCGTTCCACCAAGCCTGCCAGTGTAGGCTTAAAGGCTGTTGATACGACCGCGCGTGCCTTGAATAATGTGTTTCGCCAAGCCGCTGGACTGGTGGCGGCTTATGCGGGTATTTCTGGGATTATTTCTTCTGTGCGCTCCGTTAATGAAACAGGTATGGCGTTTCAGGGGTTAGGCACGGCGCTGGAAACCATTACAGGATCAAGCGCTGGTGCGCGGGAGGAAATGAAATTCCTCGAAGAACAAGCTGAGCGTTTGGGCTTAAATCTTTTGGAAACCGCGCAATCTTATATGCAGATTGCCGCCGCCGCCAAAGGCACGGAATTGGCGGGCGATGGTACGCGCCAGATCTTCACCGCCATTGCCGAAGCCTCCACCGTGCTTCAGCTTTCTGTTGATCAAACCAATGGTGCGCTCAGAGCCATCGGGCAAATCATGTCCAAGGGTAAGGTTCAAGCCGAAGAGCTGCGCGGACAATTGGGTGAACGTCTTTACGGTGCATTCCAACTTGCGGCACGTGGTATGGGTATCACCACGGCAGAGCTTGATAAAATGCTGGAACAAGGTCAGGTGATAGCCGAGGACTTCCTGCCGAAATTTGCTGCGGAAATCCGCAAAACATTCTCCGATGGTGTGCCTGCCGCCTCCATGACGGCGCGCGCGGAAATGAACCGCTTTAATAATTCTGTTTTAGAGATTGAACGCACTATCGCCGCATCCGGCTTTTTGGATGGTGTGACCCAAGGTTACCGCACCCTGACTGCAACACTCGAAGATCCTGCGGTTGTGGATGCCGCGCGAGAATTAGGGCAAACACTCGGTTCTGCCATTGCCACAGCAGCGGAAGGCCTTGCGTTTTTAATAGAGAATGCCGATTTAGCTGTCACGGCCATTGGCGGACTGGTGATTGCCCGCACAGTTGCGGGTGCGGTAACTTTGTTAAATGCCTCCATTGCAGGCAATGCAGGATTGATTGTTGGCCTCCACATGGCCAACAGCATTTCTACCGCCTTTGCCGTGCGGTTGGTGGCGGTGGAAGCCGCAACCAAACTGGCAACATTGGCGATGGTGGGATTTCGTTCTGCCTTAATGTTGGTGGGTGGTCCCGTGGGGCTTGCCGTCTTGGCAGGTATTGCTGTTTTGAAACTGGCATCCGGTCATGACGCCGCGGCAAAAGCCGCCCGTGACCATGCGGAAGAATTAAAGGAGATCAAAAAAGAACTCGGCAAAACTGCCGAAGCTGCATCGGATTTAAGCGAGGCATTGAGCGAAAGTGAGAGCGTTTACCGTTTCACAAAGCAGCTGGAAACAGCAAAAGAAAACATCATCGATCTGCAAAAGGAATTAAAGTTCGGCGGCATTGGCGGGTTTTGGGATCAATTCAGTCGTTTTGGAAAACCGCTTCAGCACGAGCTTTATCAAATTCGCCAAGCCTTCAATCAGGGCAAGCTATCGGCAACGGAATATTCGGAAGCGTTATTCAAACTGGCAACCAAATATCCTGATTTCGGGGAACAAGCCGAAGAAGTACAACAACAGGTTTTTGCATTATTGGCAGCAGAGCGTGCCGCTAAAAAAGCTGCCGCTGCGCTGGATGAATTGCGTAATCCGAAGACCAAGATTGCTGCGCCTGATGCGCCGACACCATCTGCCCCAGCAGAGGTTATCCCTGAATTATCGGACGCCGATAAAAAACGTATCACAGATCGCATCACGGAATTGCACGCAGAAGAACAAGCGCTTCAACGGTTAAATGCTGCACGTAACCAAGGCGAAACAGCAGTGCGCCGTGCCATGATTGCCAATAAGCAGGATCAGGCACTACGCCGCTTGGGGCTGGATATCACCGGCGCACAAAGCGAAGAACAAAAAGAATATGCTCAACAGATCAAAGCGCTGGTGGGTGATATCTATCAATTACAAGAAGCGGATAAAAATTACCAAGATACAATCCGTGAAAATAATAAGTTAGCGCAAGAACGTGAACGGCTGGTTGAAGATGTACGCCAGAAATATGATGCGTTGGATACCTCTTTATCAGCGGCGATTAAACGCGCTGGTGAATGGCGTAGTGAGGCCTTAACAGGACTTGATGCCACCAAGGCAGGCTATGCCGATTTTGCTGCGCATGTGGATGCGGTTTACAACGATATGATCGCCAAAGCTCGTGATGAGGATTTGCAAAATTCCAAGAGCTGGGAAGACGGCATTAAACGAGGATTGCAAAGTGTCATTGATGAAGCTGATGACATGGCGAGCAAGGCTGAACGCGGCGTCACCTCTATGTTTAAAAGCATGGAAGATGCGCTGGTTAGTTTTGTCACAACGGGCAAATTGGATTTTAAATCCATGACCGATTCCATCATCGCCGACATGGTGCGGATGCAAATCCAATCCAGTATTACAAAACCATTGGCGGGTGCGCTGGGTGGTTTTCTGGGTGATATTGCAGGATCACTCTTCGGTGCGCCTGCGGGTGCTGGTACAGCCTCCACGGCCACCGCCCATACTGGCGGTGTGATCGGCAGTGACACCTTACGCATGCGTTCGGTCAATCCGGCGGTTTTTGCAGGTGCGCCTCGTTTTCATACCGGCGGTATTGTCGGCAATGAAGTGCCGATTATTGCTAAACAGGGTGAAGCCGTCTTTACGCCAGGTCAAATGAAACTGCTGGGCGGTGCATTGCAATCCAAACCGAATGTGAATGTATCCGTTCGTGTCGAAAACAACGCTAGCAATGCTCAGGCCAGAGCCGATGTCAGCCGTGACAGTGCAGGCAACATGGATTTAAAAATCATCATAGAAGAAGTGGAAGGCAATCTATCGCGCAATATCGGACGCGGCGAAGGTTTAGCGCCAACGCTGGAGCGTCGCTACGGCCTTAATCCTGCGGCGGGGAGTTATAGGTGACTTCTTTTAACCCTAAATTCCATAGCATTTTTATGTTGGATAAATACAAAAGGACGTTTTCATGACCTGAAGCAATAATTCCGCTGGGCTGGTCAAATACACCTACTTCGCTTACCCAGCAATCGTTATAGATATCATTACAGATTTCTTGAAGTTGAGTAGCGGCAAAACTGCGGAGGATTTCAGAATCTGAAAAAGCTAATCCTGTTAGCATTGCTTTCCGCTCTCCAATGAAAGGAAAAAATGGTAACAGTCCAGCAACGTATATTTTTTCGATAGCTTCAATGACCCTTATATCATGATCTTCGTCCCATATAACTGCAAAATCATGAAATTGTGCATTAGCATTTTTGTAACGTGTTCCAGCTAAGGGAGAACCTTTTTCGTCATGGAATACAATCGCACGTAAAACAGAATAATGTGTTCCACGACCAAGTGTGCCTACAGGCTCTTGCTCATCATAAAGTGTTTGAAAAAATGGGGAATAAGTATGCATACAAATCTCCTTTCAAGAGATGGTTTAACTTTCGGTTAATTATGAACTGTCGATTTCGTCAACAGCTAGGTTTCAAAAAATAATATACGACAACTAAGGCTTTTTATCAATGCAAATCACATGGCCATCAACATTGCCGTTGCCAACGGTGCAAGGATATGGCGTTCAGCCTGGGGAAGCGATTTTACGCACCGAGATGGAGGCAGGCCTTGCACGGCAACGTCGTCGCTTTACCGATGTGCCGACCAAAGTGTCCGTGCGCTGGATCATGCGACGGGATCAATATGCCATCTTTGAAGGTTGGTATCGCTGGCATGCCCGTGAGGGGGCGAGCTGGTTTGCCATTACGCTTCTGGGCGGTCTTGGCTTGTTGGAACAAGAAGCACGGTTTACACGGCAATTTTCATCACGGCTTTTGGCGGGTGGGACGCTTTGGGAAATCACATCCGAGCTGGAAATTCGTGAGCGGCCTGTTCTCGATGAAGGCTTGCTGAACTTGCTGCTTAGTGAGGATGCTCAAGGGATTATTACCGTGGGTGATGGCCTGCACATTCTTGTGCATCAGACTTTGCCGCTCCGTCTTTATTAACCACATAAACAAAAGGAAGACATCATGACCTTGCAGACCGATCTGCAGGATGCGGTGGCGCGTGTCCAAACGGACAGCCAGCTCCTGCACAATATTGTCCATGGCGACGATCAAACCACCGTTCCGACCGACGGCGGTAATGTCAAAAGCGCCGCCAAAGCCATCAAGGATATCGAAGATAGCATTCAGGCGGGACTGACCGATCTTGGCGCATCCGCCGATCAGCTTAATGAGGCTGTATCACAAACCGAAACCTATCGGGATGAAGCACAATCCTCGGCGCAGTCAGCCTTACAGACAGCCAATGCTCTAAATCTGCCGACCAATATCAACGGTCAGGCTGGCAAGTTGCTGGCGGTTAAACAGGCAGAAGACGGGTTTGAGGTGATTGAATCCGTCGGTGTTTTTTATGGCCTGCGTGCTGATGGGTCAAAGCTCACGGCGATCACAGGGAAAGGCACATACAACGCCAATGATTTTGACACATGGTTCATCACGCTGCCGGGGGTGGATTTCAACATTAACGAGGATGGCCACCTCATTATCAATATTTAAGAAGGAAGTGAAAACATGACACAGATTGATTTGGGCAATATCCGCATTAACTGGCGCGGAGCCTATAACAGCGCTGGTAATTACGTGCGCCATGATGCCGTTTCCCATCAAGGCTCAAGCTTCATTGCTAAGCGCACCGTTTCAGCTGTCACACCTGTTCAAGGGGATGATTGGGATTTGATGGCAGCGGGTACGGATCAGCTTACCCAAGAAGGAGATCTGCTAACCCATAACGGCGCTATTCCTGCTCGTCTTGCGCGTGGCGGTAATGCACAAGTGTTACAAATGGTAGGCAATCAGCCTGCTTGGCGCGATCAATCGCTCGATCCGTCCCGCCGTGTATGGAAGCTCGCCAAGGTTAATGGCATGGGCGGTTGGCACACCCGTGTTTATCTGATGGCTGATGGCACAATCAAAGCCTGCGGTTATGGCGGGAATTATTCCAATGGGGATTCTAATGGCTCTCATATTTATACGCCAAAGCGTGTGGCAACGGATAATCCCGATGTGCGCTTTGTGGATGTGTTTTCGGGTGGGATGCAGCATTACGCCTTAACCGCCGATGGTGAAGTATGGTCATGGGGTTTTAACAATTACGGGCAATTGGGTCATGGCAACACTGTTAATTTGGCAGTAGCCAAGCGGATTGAGTATTTTGTTCAAAACAATATCCAAATTGCCAAAGTCATCCCCGGTCGCCCAAATTATTACGACCATGCCTGCGCTTATTTCTTAACCACTGATGGGCGCGTTTATGCCTGCGGGATTAACAGCAACGGCAATCTGGGCAATGGAACATCCGCCAATCAATATACGCCCATTCGTTGTGGGGCGTTGACCAATATTATCGATGTCGCGACTTCTGGTTTGCCCCATACGACATATGCTGTTCAAGATGACGGCTCACTGTGGGTCTGGGGCTATAATGGCTATGGGCAGCTTGGCCTTGGGGATGCGACCAATCGGGAAACCCCCATTTTGCATCCCGCCTTCAATAATGTGATTAAGGCCTTGCCATCTTGCGGATATAACACCGCTGGTTCTGGCCCGACAGGCTCCGGCCTTGTTTTGTTAAGTGACGGTACATTATGGAGCGCAGGATTTAATGGGAATGGAGAGCTTGGCTTGGGTGATACCACCCAAAGGACAAGCTTCACGCAAATCGCTCTGCCCTCCGTTACCTTCACGGATATTTTTGTCGGCGATGGTCGCTATGCAAGCGGTGGCGGCATTACCGATCAAGGTGAGGTTTACCTCTGGGGATATAACGGTTACGGCCAGTTGGGAACGGGTAACTCTACTAACCAGTCTTCTCCGCAAAAACCAGCAGGAAGTTTTCAAGGCAGTGTGACCAAGGCCGCCTTTGGCGGTGGGTGCAGTTATGAGGGCTGTATCTTACAAGCAGGGAATGATCTCTGGGGCGCTGGGTATTCCGGTAATGCCAATCTGGGGATCAACAGTTTTGCTGCCACCAATAACACCTTCCAACGTGTGCTTGGGCAATCGGGTGTGATTGAGGACTGGGATTGCTATGGCCAAGGCACAGCCTCATGGGGGATTGGTGTTTTGTATGACGATGGGCGCGTTGATGCCTGCGGTGACAATAATTCCTACGGCGAAACAGGCACACAAGTCGGCAATCTGCACGATGTCGCCACATTAACCAATGTCATTTTCTAGGAGGCTTTTATGAATCTTAAATCTTATTTGTTAACCCGTGCACCGATCTTTGCTGAAAGTACCACCGCACCCATCCATCTGGCTGATTTGAATGGGCGACACTATTACGCCTTTGCGGAAAATGTCACCCCACCACCAGGTGGTAAAGCTGTGAGTGATGAGGAGTTGAAAGACGTTACCTCAAACAGCCAGTTGATCCGCCAGATCAAAGAAGAAGCTGGTCGGCGCATCACCGATATCGCACCTGTATGGAAACAGCAAAATGCGCTGGCGGATTTGTATCTTTTGGGGGATCGCACAGATCTGACGAAGGCAGAACAAGAAACACTCACCAAAGCGCAAGATTTACTGGCGCAGGTGCAAGTCCTGCGTGAACGCTCCAACGCCATCGAAACCTCATTCCTCAACGGTGTGGCGGTGGATTATCTGACCGATAAAGCATGGGGGGACGATCCTCATGCCGAATAACGCTTTATCAGATGCCTTGCGTGAAGCCTATGCCTCTGCGCCCAGTGATGTTGTGATTTTACACACGCTGGAGCTTCGCCATCCGTCCTTTATCGATGATGACGAGTTAGCGATGGCCATTCGGGTGGTGCGGGATAATCAAAACCTCACCGCCCGCATGGAAGTAACTGCGCCATTAAACGCCGGTGAAATGGTGGAATTTATCGCCATGGGGTTTGATCTGGAATTACCGCCTGTCGATACCGCACCTGTGCCTGAAATATCCATCACGCTGGATAATGTCAGCCGCGAAATTGTCACGCATTTGGATCGGGCAGCAGAAAGCCAAGCTAAAATCGAAATCACTTATCGTCCGTATTTGTCTGATGATTTGGAAGGGCCGCAAATGGACCCGCCATTTACGCTGGTGCTCACGGAGGTCAGTGCGGACGCATCACGCGTGACCGGCAAAGCCCGCATGCTCGATGTCGGGAACAAAGCCTTTCCATCGGAAACATATAACGCCCTTAGGTTTGCAGGGCTGACACGATGACACATTGGGCAGCAGACTATATCGGCAAGCCATGGGTCGTTGCATCAGACGGCCCTGAGGCATATGATTGCTGGGGGTTGGTCGTGGCAATTCACAAACGCCTTTATGGAAGGGATTTAACCATTATCCCCGTGCAGGAAAACAATCTGCGCCAGCTGATCAAAACCATTGATGCTCACCCCGAGAGAGCAAATTGGGATGTCGTACATAAACCGATGGAAGGTGATATCGCCCTGATGCGCCAATCACGCCATCCGATCCATGTAGGAATCTGGCTCGATATTGACGGTGGCGGCATGCTCCACTGCATGCAAGGCGCAGGCGTTGTGTTTCAAAATCTACATAGCCTGTCTCTCACAGGCTGGAAAATCGAAAATTATTATCGCTACATTGGGGAATAACCATGGCGCAAATTGCCATTCATCATAATCCGTTTCATCTGCATCAAAATGTCGATCTTTTTGAGCCCCGTATCGGGCAGACCGTGCGTGGCTGGCTGGACGCGCGTGGGATCACAGAATTCTCAAAGCCGACCTTGTGCCTTGTTGATGGTGAGCCTGTTTTGCGGAAAGACTGGGCGCTGGTGGTCATTACCAAAGACACGGTGGTCAGCTTTATCGCTTTGCCCCAGGGCGGTGGTGGTGGCGGTAAAATCCTGCGTACTGTTTTAACCATTGCCGTGATGGTGGCAGCACCCTATGCAGGGGCAGCGCTGGCAGGAACGTTGGGTGTCACCAGTGCGATTGGAACATCACTCTTAACCGCTGGGATTGCACTCGCAGGATCGGCGCTGGTCAATGCGCTTATTCCGCCACCTATGCCCAGCTCGGCGATCAGCAATTATAATGCGACCAGTCCAAGTCCGACATATTCCCTGCAGGCGCAGGGTAATCAAGCCCGCCTTGGTGAGCCGATCCCCGTTGTCTATGGTCGCCATGTTGTCTATCCCGATTTCGGGGCAACGCCTTATGCGGAATTCACGAATAACGACCAGTTTTTATTCCAGCTTCATGTCATTGGTCAGGGTGACTACGATATCGAAGCCATCCGTATTGAGGATACACCGATCAGCTCTTTTGCAGAAATTGAGTATGAAATCATCCAGCCAAACGGCACAGTCACACTGTTTGACACAGATGTCGTGACCGCTCCTGAAATCGCAGGACAAGAGCTTCTCTCTACTGGCGATGGCGGAGATTGGATCGGGCCGTTTGTTGCCAACCCGTCTGAAACCCAAACGACTTTATTAGCGCTGGATATGGTCTTACCCAAAGGTCTTTATTACGCCAATGACAGTGGCGGGTTGAATAGCCGTACCGCCTCATGGGATGTTGAAGCCCGTTTGATTGATGATGACGGCGCGGCGCTGGGGAATTGGTTTAATCTGGGGTCTGAAAGCATCACGGACAATACCAATACGGCTATTCGAAAGACTTACAAATATACCGTGCCTGCCGGACGCTATGAAGTGCGTGCCATCCGCACCAATGCCAAGGATATGTCGGCGCGAGCCGGCAGTGATCTCAATTGGAATGCGCTTAAAGCCCATCTGGTGGGCGATGATGATTTTGGCAATGTCACGCTTCTCGCCATGAAAATGCGGGCAACAGATAATCTATCGCAACGCTCATCACGGATGGTGAATTGCATCGTTACCCGTAAATTACCGATTTGGGATAGTGTAGCCGGCTGGTCAGAACCACAAGTCACACGTTCCATCGCATGGGCATGCGCCGATATTCTCAAAAGCAGCTATGGGGCAAAGCTGGAAGACAGTCGTATTGATCTTACACAGCTGGTGGCGTTGGATGCAATTTGGAGTGCGCGGGGCGACACATTCAATGGTGTGTTCGACCGAAAGCTCACCGTATGGGACGCCTTGTCGCAAGTGGCTCGCTGTGGTCGTTCCGTTGCGTTTCTCCAAGGCGGGCTGGTGCGCTTTGTGCGGGATGAGCCAAAAACACTTCCTGTGGCTCTGTTCTCGCCTCGCAATATCGTCAAAGGCAGTTTCAAGATCGATTATGTGATGCCGGGGGAAGATACGGCGGACAGTGTTACGGTTGAATTCTTCAACGAGAAAACTTGGAAGCCTGATGAGATCACAGTCAGTCTGCCGGATAGCAGTGCCGAGCAACCTGCGACAGTTTCGCTCTTCGGCAGCACCGATAAATCCCATGCCATCCGTGAGGGCTTTTATATGGCCGCCGCCAATCGCTATCGCCGTCGCATGGTGAGTTTCAAAACGGAGCTGGAAGGCTTGATCCCGACCTATGGCGATTTGATTGCGATTTCCCACGATATGCCGCGCTGGGGTGAAGCGGGTGACGTGGTGGCTTATGATCATCCTGCTTTGGATTTATCGGAAAGCGTGAGCTTTACTGAAGGCGATAGCCATTACATCGTCCTGCGTAAAAAAGACGGATCAGTCAGCGGCCCGTGGCTGGTAAGTGCCGGTGCAAACGAACGACAGGTTATGCTGGATGAAGAACTGGATTTCACGCCCTACACAGGCAGTGAACAAGAACGCACGCATTTTGCCTTTGGCATTGGCGAGCAATGGGGTGTGCTTGCTCGTGTGACCGCCGTTAAACCGCGTGGTGATCTGGTTGAGATTGCCAGTGTCGTCGAAAACCCGCTGGTGCATACGGCGGATCAATAACGAAGTAGAATATTGATATGTCGTGAATACAGCTATAGTATTAAATAAAAGGAGAACTCCATGAAAGTTAAAGAATTAATAGAACAACTTAATAAGTTAAACCCAGATTTAGAAGTTGTTTGTTACAGTGAAGATAATGCCGCAATTCGAAAAAATCAGTTATTTTTTACAATAGACAATATTGCCGCAATAAAAGCAGAGATCTCAAGAAATGATGACGGGCTTCCTTTAATAAAATTTCAGGGTGATAGCCATGAGTTGGTTTTATTAGAGATGATTGCTGACGATTAACTTAAGCAGTTTAATACTTTGTTTTTAAGCCGCCCATCTGGGCGGTTTTTTTATCAAAAACTACAGGAGTAAAAACATGTCCCTTGCTGAATGGGGCCCGCTGTTTGGCGTACTTGCCAACAGTGTCGGCCTTCTCATCGTGCTGGTTAAAATCGTGGCGTGGATATCATCGCATATCGCCACGGTGAATGAGCGTCTCAATAATCTTGAAAATCAGGTCAATAACGACATCACCGGTCGCAAAGTCGTCGGTGAAATGCGTCAGGACATTGCTGTCATCAAAACCCAGATCACCGATATTCGCGACGATCTGAAGGCGATGCGTAGCCCCCCAATAAATCAAAAAGTTTAACTAACCAACCCCAAAACCATGAAAGGAAAATATCATGCTGACATTACTTGGAAGCCTGCTGGGCTTTTTATCATCCGCGTTTCCGGATTTCTTAAAGCTCTGGCGCGACCATTCAGATCGCAAACACGAGCTGGCCATACTGGATCGGCAAATGGAGGCGCAACGCCAAGGCCATACGCAACGTTTGGAAGAGATACAGGTACAAGCCGACATTGCCGAAAGTAATGCACTATACAGCCATGCTAGCCAACCGAGCGGCGTAAAATGGGTGGAGGCTCTACGGGCATCGGTGCGTCCAGTGATTACTTATGCATTCTTCATCCTCTTTGCCACCGTCAAAACCGCCGCTTTGTTCAAGCTATTGGATCAGGGTGTCGGTATCACAGACGGGCTAATTGCCGTTTGGGATGGCGAAACACAGGCGTTATTTGCGGCTGTCATGTCTTTCTGGTTCGGTCAACGCGCCTTGTCTAAGTTCCGCTCAAATCCTTGAAAAGTAGCATCTTATTCACTTGATAAGCTTCGGGAATGAAGCGTTACTATGATTGTAAAAAGCAATTAAAAACAAGGAGATAGAGTAAATGAGCAAACTGTTTTACAAAGCAATGATCGAAGACATCCAAAATGATAAATGCACCGATGCGGAGCTTGAGGCTCTGCTCGATGCCTTTGAATACACGGTCAAGAAAATGGCGACCACCCTGGCACGAAAATCATGGTACGCGATGGAAGACTACGCCACATCCAAACAGCGTGGCATCGACCGCTTTAATCTGACGCTGGAGCGCCGAAACATCAACGGCCAGGAACAATGGTGGGGCAGTTTTGAATACGGCAGTAAGAAACTCAAAATCATAGGAACATTGGAAAAATGAGACATATCACACAAAATGGAATTGACCTGATAAAACGGTTCGAAGGTTTCTCTCGGACCGTTTATTTTTGCCCAGCTGGTTATCCGACCATCGGTTATGGCCATGTTGTAAAAGAAATTGAAAACTTTTCTTGTGGTATAACTGAAGAAGAAGCAGAAGATATTTTAAGAGAAGATTTAATAATTGCTGAACGCTCTGTTTTACGCTTAGTCAATATACCTCTGACAGATGGACAATTCGATGCGCTTGTATCATTCACCTATAATCTTGGCGGTGGGGCGCTCCAACGCTCAACACTGCGCCGTAAAATTAACCGCGAAGAACACGCTGATGTTCCAGAGCAATTCATGCGCTGGGTCTGGGCTGGTGGCCGAAAATTAAATGGTTTAATTCGACGTAGGAATGCAGAAGCTGCTTTATATCAAAAATCTACATAAAGAATCTGTAATTATAAGTATCATTCACAATGTCTTGAGTGTGCTTAACAACATTTGCAAAAATTTGTGAATATACCAATGTTACAGGCAAAGTTTTATAAAGCGTATTATTGTTCCAATCCATTTTAGTTAGATTTAAAATACTAGAGCATGTGTCGTGCCAACCACCTTCACCTGAAAACCTGCGAATAAGTATAGGGTCTGGTGTTGGTTTGAGCGCCCCTTCTTTGAATACGGGCTGGTTATGATACTGAAGATTAACATTATTCACACTACCTTGAGTCCAGAGTAGGCACTCATTTTCTGATATGGGTAAATAAGATCCACGCTCTATAGGATATGGTGCAGAGTACGCTTTATTGTTCTTAGAATCTGGAGCATTAACTTTTAAGCCGTACCAATTTGTTTTCCTAACTATTTGGATAAGCTCTAATTCAGTTTTATTTCCAAACGCATCAAATGCCCCTTGAATTTCATC